AAGACATTTCGTTGGCGTTGGTTGCGGCCATAAAATCAGCATGGCGGCGGCCATCACTGGCGATATGTGTTAGGCATCTTGCATAACGGTTGTCGCGCCGTGATGGTGGCAGAATACCATTGATTGCGCCAACATGATCGGCATATCTAACAGCTACGTCTTTCGCCAATATAAGAGGCATAATATCAGCGCAACAATCATCACTTGGCATATAGAATGCCTCGCGATCGCGCATTAGCTGTTTTGATTGTTGCCAGTAATAGGCTGGCGTCATGTTCTTGATGGCGCGGTTGCCAATGTGGACATGACCGCCCAAATCACGGCGATTTACACTGCCACCATTTTCTTCAATAAATGTAAACAACCGGCGCAAGTCTTCAGCAACGCCGCCAGCCATATGCGCGGGGAATGGTGGTATTACTATTTCGGCATCGACAACCGGCGTTCCATCAAATTTGACTAGCACCCAATCGAAACCGGCAGTTTTAAGCTTGCGATCCCATACGCTATATGAACCGCCACCAGAAATTTCTAACTCATAACCGGCAGATAAAAACATATCGTTTTGAATGTAAGGCATTGTTTGGTTTCCTTTTGATAATGACAAGAGGCCTATCCCCTTGCCTATGCCTAAGATCATATACCAATATGCAATGGTTGCAAACATTAAATGCGAACAATTGTGCGTTTTTTTCAAAAAAAAGCGCCAAAATCTGGCAAAAATCCAAGCGCTTCCAGGGCCAGCGCCGGGGGCAGGGCCGGGGAAACCCGAACAAATCCCGACCCCGAGGCCCGAAACCCCAAACCCGAACCCCGAACCCCGGACAAAAAAAGAGGCCGAGTCCCGAAGAACCCGACCCCGAAAGCCCGATGTGCTGCTACTTATTGGTATTCGCTGACGACCTGCTCCCCGACAATGTAGGCGTACATATTGACAACCTTCTCTGGGTCAGCCAGGTCTGTCGTCACTTCTCCGAAGTTGTCTTCCTCGTACTCCTTGATGGTGCGGATGATGTCAAAGGCTTTTGAACCCATCCACTGTTCGGCCTTGTATGTGCCGATGATGTAGTAGTCTGTGTTAAAGCACTCGTGGTGCCATTCGTCTTTATTGTTCCTCAACCACTCGTGATCTTGCTCGTTCATCCAGTCGGTGAAGTGTTCTTTGATTTCGTCATACTTGTGTAAATTGTGCATCTTCATGCCCTCCGTTGGTTTACTCATTATATATAGCAACCATTGCAACACCCGTCAACAAGAAAAAACAAAAAAAGTAAAAAAAGATTCGCCGGGGTGTAGCGCTTCCTCCAGGGAAGAGAACGAACAATTGTTCGGGTTTAGGCCCTGGACAAAAAAATGGCAGCACGGGGGAAACCAACCAAACCCGTGCTGCCACCGGATCAGGGACTCGTCCGGTCATCCCCGATCATAATTTGTTCGGGCTAAGAAGCCCGAGCCGTTGCTACTCCCGTTACCATCGTCAAGGCGAAGATCATAATGATGCCCGCGTGAACGAAGAATGATCCCGTTACTGCTGGGTCTGGCTCTGCTCCTGTCATCAGACAGACACCGAAGAACCCGATACCTGTTAGTGTGTTACCTAGCTTACGCATTGTTTCCTCACTTCTTCTGTTAAGCACACCTATATATAAGCAACTATTGCGAGCAGTGTCAACAAGAAAAAAGAAAAAAAATAAAAAAAGATTTATTGTACCAATACCTACATTGCCGTTGCTGTAAATGCGCACACAACTGGAGCTTATAACACAGCAGTTGGGAACAAGCAGAACAATTGTTCGTTTATCCCAACACCTACATTACCGCTGGTGTCTATAACACAGCAGTTGGGAACACAACTGGCACATAAAACACCGGGGTTGGTCAGCTCCCCGGCCCCGATCCCGAACAATTATACGGATCCCGAGGCCCGATCCCAGGGTCGTCTGTTTGTCATCGGAGAAGAGCAGCCGCAAACCCGCAGAAACCCTAGCCCGAGACCCCGAAAAAGCCCGACTCAGGCCCCGAACCCGAACAAATCTACGCCTACAAGGCCCCGAGCAGGCCCCGAAGACCGACTCCTCCCCCCGCATGGGGTGTGTGGTACTATTTTACCGTATCCTGCTTATCTTGAACTATATCTTGTGCCTCATGTTCGATAACGTCTACATCTGGTGTTACGTTTACCATGCGTGACTCAGCCAAACGCTTGAATTCCGCCAGTTTGTCAGCGATCTGATCTTTTGTTTGCGCTGTAATATCCTCCTTGACAACGTGCTGCTTGTTAATAAGTAGTCCTGCTGCCTTCAAACGTAGCTCTTCAGCACGAATAGCCTCACTAAATCTCCCGTTCTCCCACGCTTGATCCCGAAGCTTTTTTAGATCCCGAATAGACTTGTCGATTGTTACCCCATATTTGGCCTGTGTCTCTAGACGCATCTCTTGCAGGCGTTCTGCTACCACTGGACTCTTTAACAGCCGTACAGCGGACACCGAGGCGTTCTTGTAGCCTGCCTGCCGCGCTGCTTCTGTCTGTGTCATGTCCTTGTGCAAGTAATTGTTCAAGAACTCCTGCTGTATTGGCTTTAGTCTTTTATATCCCGCAAGACGCATTTCTTTTGGCAAATCTTCTCCGACCTTTGGCATATTCAATCCTCTCTGTTCGTTCCCACTAAATGGTAAACATTATCGTGGTGTTCGTCTGGGTAGTATATCACCCCTGACGGTGTTTCTTGAAGCCCCGCAAATTCCAGCATAAGTGAAATGATTTTATTTTCGTGTTGCTGACCCAAAGCATCATCGTAATCGCCTAGCCTCCGCACCTCATCAATATCTTCCCACTGCACATACATCGAACACGGAAAGCAGATAGGGTTGCCGTTTAACTCAATCAGATTTCCTGCATCATGAAGCTTGCTGCATATCGAGCAAGAACTCAGTCCGTCTTGTTGCATGTTGCGCGTCTTTCTAACTTTCGTATATGGGGTAGGTTACACTACCTACCCATATATATATATATGTAACCATAGGAAACTTTGTAACCATAGGCCTTTTCAATGACTTACACCCAACTCTTAACTTACCTACAGAAGAAATCGGGGCAGGTAAGTAAAACGATTTCGTTAATATATTCAGTAACTTATTACTTACCTACGTTTTACTTACCTATAGGTAACTAGGTAAGTAGGTAAGTAAAAGTTAACCGAATTCTGGTTAATGTGGTATTTATTTACCACACGGAGCCATGACCACAATACCCGCTTTCGGGTGCTTATTTTGCAACGCAGTATAGACTTCGTTCTTGCGTCTATTTGCGCTGTACTTGCATTGATCATACGTTTGATAGGAACCCTGTGCCTTATCGACAAAGCACGGATTAACTGGATCGCCTCCGCCATTAAGCATGACGCAAGCAGCAACGATAAACTCATACATCCCACTTCGACCTTTTCACACTAGCCTTCCTACGCAACTGATCTTCTAGGCTAGCAGCCCAAGACCTTTTAAGCCGATCCTTCACCGCCTTTTGCGCTGGTGTTATAACATCTGTTCTAACATGAACTCTATGCTTTGCTGGCGCGACTTCCGGCAGACGCAACGCCGCAATAATATCTTCTCTTGATGGAACTCCCACTACACCCTCCTTGCTTCAACACGAACAATTTCACTTGTTCCGGGCCTCATGTGAAGATCCACGTTCCAGTGGCACTTCACATCTGCTGTAGTAAGCCGAACAATTTCGTTCCCGTCCACCTCTACAACCCGTTTCTGCTGGTCAACAACATAGTTATACCGCTCGCTGCACTGACAGCCAAGCGATACATTCATCAACGCATCGACCTTTCCCTTGATCCGATCAAGCGCAACGTCCTCGTCCATCAGGAACCGCAACTCTTTTAGACCCCAATACATTCTATTTTGCTCAGACACTTTAGCCTCCTATGAAAGATGCCAAGCCCCCTTTTGGAGACTTGGCATTTGATTGTTACGCAACATTTGCTTCATCTTCAGCGTTATCCCTCAAGATATGAACCATTTCTTCC